TAAAATCCCGGAGCGGCTCTGGCCTTGCCCGGGCATACGCCGTCGCATCATGTCCATGTCACGTTGCGAAACACTGCCCATGCCTGGCCCTGGGCTCATGTCCATCATGCGCCGCCTAATTTCCATAAGCTGCTCCATTGTCATGCCAGGCGGTAGCTGGGACGGCATTTCCGCTGGTGACGGCAACCCGTCTTGCCTTGGTATTTGTTGCGGCATGGTTGCCGGTGGAGGCAACCCGTCGGCGCTTTGCATTGGTTGCGGCATGGTTGCCGGGGTAAGCAGTGATCCTAAGACGCCCTCGACGTCAGTGCCGTTAGCCTCCAGCGCGTTTATAATTTGCATAAGTCTATTTATGTCGGCCATACAGCCCTCCGCTAAATTGTTGCCTTCACTTTAGCACAGAGGTTTGTCAGCCCCAAAAAATCACGCAATTCCTTGCAAGTTTCGACGCAGCTCACCGCGAAAGCTTTTGAACGACCCGGACTGCGCGGTAATTGCGTCTGAGGCCATGCTGAGGCACAACGCGTCCGCCAGGTCAGGCGAGCCCAGGCCACGCTTTCGCATCTCGTCCTTGCTTTCTGCTTTCATCTTGCCGGAACTGGTAAAGCTGTACCTGATCGACGTGAGCTCGGATATGAACTGGTCATCCTTCGGAAGCTTGCACGAGCGATCCTCCAGCCAGGCTTTCGCCTTAAACCAAAGCTCGGAGCGTAAGTTCATGTACGTGTCGCCCATGCTGGGGCTCTCGGAGACGTTGATGCCGCGCACCGGCAAGTCTAACTCACGCAACCGATCAACAACGCCGGAGCCAATGCCAATGCTGTCGACCAGGATCTCTGTGGGCTGCCTGGACGGGCTCAGAGCTTCGTATTCGGCCACGACCCTCCCGGTGGTCTGCATCAAGTCTAAACCCCTCCAGGAGCGCAGCTCAGTGACTACCGGGCCTTGCCTCTTGCACAACGCCGTCGCATCAGAGCCGAACCTGGCGACATCCAGCGACCAAATGACGTCGGTGTCCTCCGCGACCTCTATGTCCCGGTTCTGGGCTGCCTCTACCAAGTGATACGGAATTATCGTGTCGTCGTCAGTCAACGGGAAGTCGCCCAAGACGCGCACCCGGTAGGCGCTGCTAGTCTCGCCGTAGCGCAAACGCATCTCGTCGATAAACTCTTGCGCGACTAACGGGCTGTCCTGGCAGCTCCACTGACGGGTCCACCAGCTAGATTTCATTCGGTTGTGGCTCTCAAAGAACGTGCCGCTGGACCGGGTGGGGTTGGATAGCATGAGCGTCGTGGCGTTGTGTCCCGACATGCTGCCGGCGGCGGCCTCAAAAACTTTTTCTGGCACGCCGCTGGCCTCGTCGATACACAAAAGCACGTTCTCACTGTGAACCCCAGCCAGGGCTTCCGGCGTCTCAGCCCTCGCGGTCCTCAGCGAAATAAACGCCTCAGCCGGGGCCGCGACGAGCTCCACACGGTCTGCCTTCACGTTAAGTAACTCTTGCAGCTCCTTGGGCAGCTCGCCGATCCACCGCTTTAACTCGGCAAACATCGCGTCAAACAACTGGCTACTGGTGGGGGCCGTCACGACGACTTTGCACGGGTAACGCAATAGCAAATACCAAAGCATCGCCCAGGATGCGGTTGTTGATTTACCAGATCCGTGACCCGAACGGACACTCATTTTTCTTTCGCCTGACGCGATTGCCATCAGGAATTCAGACTGGTAGTCGAACGGGGTCGCGCCGAGCATCTCTTGCACAAAGCGCACCGGGTCGTCGCTGTACGCCTCGATAAATTGCTCCATAAAATTACTCTTCATGGTCGATCACTTTCGGCTCAGTTTTGATTGTTTTCATTTTTTTGAGGGCGTCCAGGTGCATGTCGCCCAGGTTGACCGTAATTTGCGTCTGGCCCTTGCTTGAGCCGTAGCGTTTCTGGTTCCAGGCTTCCGCAATAAATCGGTGATGCTGCACCTCCTCCCTGGCAATGGAAACATCCAGGACGCTGAGCTGCGCAGTCTTGCTGCCAGGCCCGGCGTTGGCTCGCTCCTCCTTGCGCTCGTTGCGTAGCTTGCGCATAATTTCAAACCCCATCTCGGCGTGCGCGTCTGCCGCTTCCTCCCGGACTTGCTCAAGCGCGTCGTTATATTCCGGGTGCTTTTGTAAAATGCGGTGCAAGTAGCCACGGTTTAAATTTAGCTCCTTGGCGAGCTGCGTGATGGTGCCGCCAGAAAGTAAAAATTCAGTCAGGTATTGCACGCCGCCGTTTTGCTCAATCGCCGCGAGAGCCGCGCGTTTCTTAGGTTGTCCAGCCATGTTTCCTCCGTTTGTTAAAGTTTAGCAAATGCCACCCCAATAGGCCAAAAATAGGCGCAGACTGTGTGTGGGGTAGGACAAGCACACCCCCGGTGAGGCCGAGGCTGGGGGGGTTATCGCTGACTTGCCACACTACATCTTGTGTTTTACTCCCGGTCAAAATGGTCGAACATTTGTCACACACGCTAAAACCCCTTATTTATATGGCTAAACCGCACTTTTCTGGCTTCGCATAATTAACATTATGTTAACACTTTTGAGCTTGAGGCTCGCGTGCGCGTGCGAGAGTGTCGCCGGCGTGTCTCAGCCACCACATAAAGGGCAGAAGAGAAAAGGCGACGCCTGGTACAAATTAGGGAGGAATACCAAGCGCCGCAAGTTGGAGCATTAATTGGAGAAACCAATGCATCCGATCTGAATTTAAGCAAAGCCGACCTAAACCCAGACAGGCAAACATAGACAAAACTATGCACCCCCAACTTACCCGATTTACTTACCACTATCAAAATCCCGTGTGTTATCGTTGGCAAGCTTATACGCAATCACCAGGTAGTTTATCTGATCCAGCAAGCTATCCTCGTGGTAGCCGTTCTCATCCATCCTGGCGCCCTTCAGTTCAGCCAACAGCCTGGCCGCGTCAAACGCCGTCAAGCTTTGACCAGGCGCGAGCTTACCCTTGAGCACTGCCGTAAACCTCCGAGCGATATTGTCATGCAGTGGCTTGGCGTCGCCGTACTGCCTCTCACGCTTTGTTAAAATGTCCTGGGCTTTCTTCAGTATTTGTTTGTAAATCATCCTTTGTCCTTGCCTTGTACTTGGCGTACCCCTTATCGCTAATGACCTTCACGTAGTGTCGATCTATTAAGCTCATCAGTGTCTGCCTGGTTGTCGTTACATCCTCATCCATAGCTCCGGCTAAATCCTCGGCCGTCATTATCCCTTGCTCCCTCATAAACGTCAGGAAGTGCAGCTCGTACTTTGTCAGTGGCTCCCTCCAAACTCTGCGTCTCTTGTCGTCAGGCAGCGCCGCCCTCAGTCCCAGCTCCGCTCGCTCTCTCTCAAACTCCATCATCTTTCGGCGGAGCTTGTCCTCATCCATGCCTGAGCTCCCACAGTCGCAATCGTATGGCTGCCTTTTGCCAGGGCGACCATCTCTTCAAACTTGGAGCCTGGAGATGCTTCCTCCTGTTAGCCACCGCCTCTAATTCCTCTTCAGTGGTAATCTCCTGGAGAACCCTGGCGAATTCCTTCTCCGTCATCTGCGCGTAATCTTTGGACCGCCAGCTCAACTGTCTCAGCCTTCCAGTCTCACTCATTGCCAGCCTCACCAACGCAAATCCCAGCAAGCTGACCACCGTACCAATACCTAAAGGTAATTGGTACGGGTGGTACGCTTAGCCTTGCCCCGTACCATTGAGCGTACCAAGGCGTACCAAAGCGTACCAAACGTAAAACTTTATATAATATTATCAGTAACTTACATTTAATCATTTTTGGTACGGTGTTGGTACACCCCCTATAATTTGTGCTTTGAGCGTACCAGCCAGAAAACGCCCTCATTTTTAGCCATTTCGCCCTTACTTATGAGCCCCTCAATCGCACGCTGATACGCTTGCCTTTTGTTGGCTGCCGTCGCCTTGCCGTAGAAGTGGTTCTTCAGTTCTTCCTCATCGATGGCCCAGCGCGTCCCAGTCTCCGGGTATCCCGTGCCGCCCTTGTTTGGCCCTCCGACAAGCTCGCCCTGGAGCTGCGTGAAGCAATTGAGAATAGTCGTCTCGTTCTTAGTTAATTTCACGGTGGCCTCACTGACGCGCTCCTCGTCGGCCGGCAGCAAGTAGCAGCTCGTCACCGGGTCGCCATCCTCGTCGCAACCCAGCTCAACGACCCTCAGCTCAAACGCGAACTGCTTGCCGCTCTCTATGTCTCTCTGCTTAGTGGCCTTTGCGAACCGCAGCCCGGCGTCCTCAT